TGGAGTGCTTCCCACGCGGCATTCCAGCCGTTGATATCGAAGGGCGATTTGCCCGTGACGAAAATCGGATCAAGCGGCGGGTCACCGACGACCTTGGCGAAGGAGTCGCCCACCTTCCACCCGCCGCCGATGCTGGCGCCGAATTGAGGCCACGCCTTGATGAACACGTCGCCGTTGACAATATTGACCACGCCCGCCGTGGAGCGCGGCTCGCCACCAACGGAGAAGAGGCCGTCCGGTGGGCCTGCCGCGGCATAGGCGCGGAGCAAGTCTTGGGTCACGTCGATTTCGCCGCCGCCAGTCTGATTCCAACCCACCGACGCTTGGACGATGCACTTGCGCGCCGGCGAGGCCGAATAGGACACGTTGACGGAATCGGTGAAGATATCGTCGGCGGTGTAGTCGATTTGTCCGTCTTCGCCCGTGATGATATCGGAGATAGTGACTTCGCCCGTGAGGCGGTCGATGTGCCACAAGCTAGAACGGCCTTCCAAGACGGTGTCCGGGTCGGCTTGCGCGTTGTCATCGAAAAAGAGCGGGTCCCAATACGGGGCGACCTTGAGCGATTCCGCCAAGGCGGCCTTCTGGTCTTCAAAATCGCTCGGGCGCGCGATGAAGGTGAGCCGGATGATATTGGCCTGAATGCCTTGCGGGATAGAGATGAGCCGCCCGAAGAAAAGCTCGTGGAGCGTGCCCACGTCATCCCGATAGGAAATCCAAGCCCATTGCTTGCGGCTCGGAGCGAGGAGGCCAATGCGCGGGTTGATGAGGTCGATTTCGGCCGAGGCGAAATCCCCCTCGGACTGCGAAATGTTGAGGGCGAAGACCTTCTCATCCTCACGCGCAAACGTGGGGGAGAAGGTCGTGTCCGTCTTGTCAACCCAAGCGAAATAGAACCGCATTTTAGACCTCTTCGAGGTTCATGGTCCACGAGGTGGCATTGCCCCACTCGTCGCGGTTCACGTTGAAGTCGGTGATGAGCATGGTGAGTTGCGGCCGATAAAAGGTGAAGCCCGCCTCGGTGCGCGAGGAGCCGGCCACAACCGAACGCGAGGGCGAACCGCCCACGGCATAGGAAAGCTCGAAGACGCAATCCACCACGACTTGAAGCCCCGGCCAAATGCCGTCGATGGCTGGCGGGTCTTGGTCGGAGCCCGAGATTTGGGACGCATACTTGCGGAAGAGCACATCTGACACGTCGATAAGCTCGGCGTTCACCGTGCGCTTGAGTTGCGCGGCGCCGGCGATGGGCTGGACCGTTTGGTGGAGTCCGCGTGCCGAGTAAGGCGGAACGCCGACGCCCGTAATGGCGAGAGTGGTGAGCGCGTTTTCGGTCATGACTTCTTCCACGATGGTTTCTTGCCACCCGAGCGCACCTTGCGCCCCATGGCAAATTGCACGAGCTTGTCCGCCACGTCATCCGGGGCGAGAAGGTCGGCGAATTCCTCGCCGCCGATATTGAGCGTGATGGGGGTGCGCGAGCCCGCGGCGCCCACAAGGCCGCCCTCGGCGAAGGCCGGAAGGCCATAGGACGGGCGCATGTCTCCCACGAGGCCGCCCAAGGCGAAGCCATTGGCGCGGCCAGCGTTGAGCGAGTTGAGGAAGCCCACGCCGAGACGGCGGACCGCCTTGGCGGTCATTACGAATTCGCCATTGGAAAGGCGCGCGAGGATGGAATCGGACGTGCCGGTCCCCGGCCCGCGGACCATACCGCCGCGGGCGAAAGAGCTATCCGACGAGCCGCTATCACCGCCCCCGCCGAGCGCCGCTTGCACCGCCGCGATGGCTTGCTTGGCAAGGTCAATAACGGCGTTGATGGCCCCCGTGATGGTGTCAATGATATCGGTGATGACCTTCCCCATGTTCTGGAAAAAGCCGGAGATGGCATTCACCGCCGTCTCGAATGCCTTTTTGATTCCGTCCAGCGCTTCGCCGAAGGACTTGACCATGTCTTGGACCAAGGTGCGGAGGAGCCCTTGGAGCAAGAGGACGCGAGCGACAACGCCAGCGATAGCGCCGGTGGTCGTGCCGAAGATGGTGGTGAGGCCTTCCAAGACGGCGGAGACGCCCTTGATGGCGAGCCCCACGCCGCGGAAGACGCCGGTGAGCGCGAGGATGGCGATGGTGATGAGCGCCGTTTGGGCGTCAATCTGGCCGAACACCTGCCCTAGAGTGGCGTTATAGAGGTCAACGATGGGCTGGATAGTGTTCTTGAGCACGGTGAAGACCGTGCCGAGGATATCAATGACGGTGAGGACGGCTTGCCCCACCTTCACGAATCCATCGCGAATCGCCAAGATGTTCTGATTGACCACCGCCGAGTCGTTGCCGGCGAGCGCGTTGGCGAAGTCCTTGATGACCGGGATGACTTGGTCCGTGATGGTCTTCACGAATGCGATGATGTTGGCTTGGTTGGTTTCGAGGAGCGTGGAGATGGTCCCGAAGGCCTCGGTGAAGGCCGGGGCCAACGTGATGCCCACTTGGTCCTTGATGCCCTGCAAATCGCGCGTGAGCTTGTTCTTGGCGTCGCCGAAGGCGTCGCCGATATCCGCTTGGACTTGCGTGAAGACCGTGCCGGTGCGCTCCGCTTGGTCGCCCAATTCCTTGAGGGCGGCGGACCCGTCATTGAGGACCGGGACGAATGCCGCGCCGGCCTTGCCGAAGAGCTTGACCGCGTCCGCCGACTTTTGCGCTCCGTTCGGAAGCTTGGCGAAGCGGTCGGCGATATCGTTGAGAATGTCGGTCGTGGGCCGGAGCTTGCCGTTTGCGTCCGTGATGGACACCCCGAGGCTCTTGAAGATAGCAAGCGACGATTGCCCGCCCTTCTGAGCATCGACTAGAACGGTGTTAAACTTCTTCATGCCCGTTTGGAAGGCATCGGCCGCGACATTACCTTGCTCGAAAGCGAATTGGAGCCTTCCATAATCCTTGATGGCAAGGCCGGCCGAGGCCGCGGCCTTGCCTTGCTCATCGGCCGCGTCGCTGGCGGACTCTGCAATCTTCTCGAAGCCGAACCCGATACCCGTGAGGACACCCGTGAGGACCGCGCCGGTGCGGATGACGGTCCCGATGCCCGCGGCGATATCATCGAATCCCGCGCGGACCTTGGCCGCGCCGGCGCCGATGGTATCAATGTCGGAGCGGAGCTTGGTGAAGAAGGCGTTGACCCCCGTGCCCGACTTGGCAAGGTTGTCCGCGCCCTCTTTGAGCTTCTTGAATACGGCCTCGCCTTCGGCGCCAATGGCCTTAAGCTCTTTCTCGATTTCCTGCCCGCCATCAAGGGCGATACGCTGGACGAGGGTTTGCTTACTGTTCGCCATGGCCTTACCCCTTCACGACCTCGGCGAGCGCCGCGGCATAGAGCGCGGGGATACGGTCCCGAGCCTTGGCGCAAATCTCGCGAATGCTAAGCTTCTTCGGGATATGAGTTTCCCGCACGCCGAAAAATAGCGGGATGGTGCGAAACAAGCTAGACCCCTCCGCCTTCTTGCCAGTGTTGCCACGCCGGAGCGCCGCCAAGGACACCTTGAGGGTGGACTTGACCGCTTGGGTGCGGGACACCTCCACGCGGGCGCCTAGGAGGGGCGTGCCGTTGCGGGACGTGAAGGAGATGAGCCGTTGCCCCATGGTGGCCGCCAGCGCCGCGGGGCGCGTCCTACGGCCCGAGATGGATTGAGGCGTGGTGGACAAGGGCAACCACAACATGGGCGAGCCCTTGATGGTCGCGCCATCCTCGAAGACGCCCATATAGTCTATCTTGTGGAAGACGTAGGCGGCCGGGTTAATGGAGATGGCGTTGCGGCGCTCGGGATAACGATTCACACGGAGCGCGTTTTGGACGCGGGTGGAGAAGCCGGCGCGGGCGATATCGAGGCGCGAGTCTTTCTTGACGATGGCGACCACGCCATCCATGGACCGCGTCGCCGCGGTGGCAATCTCCGCCTCACGCTCTTTCATCTGGTCGGCGAAAGCGCCGGAGATGATATCGAAGGTGAGGCGAAGACCAAGGCTCATTTGCTAAGCTCCTTGAGGAGTTTTTGGACCTTCTTGATATCGCCGCGACTCCCGAGAAGGGTAGCCACGGCGCTCCTTGTAAGCTCCCGGTCCCGCCGCTTCCCCGCGAGGAAGCCGAAGGCGCGGATTTGCTCTATGGAATAGCTCATCGGGTTGGGGTGTCCCGCCGCGATGAGGTCTTCCACGGCCTCGGCTATTTCGTAACCGGAGCCTTGCCACCATTCGCGGAAGCGAGAGCCCCCATTATCCCGCTTACGCTTTCCATGAAAGGGCCGATGCCTTTTGGCATGGTCACCTCCACGATTGCCTTGACGAGGTCCACTTGGGTTTCGAGCGCGAGGCCCGCGGCGGCCTTGAGCGTGTCCGGGTCGCCCGGCTTGTCCACGCCCGCGGCGATGACGCCCGCGATGAAGTCCGGGGCGACGCCCACGAGCGCTTCGAGTGAGAGGTCTTCCGGCTTGGAGGTGCCAGCCATGAGCTTCCGCACGGTCGGCACGAGGCTCATGATGGAAGTGATGCCAGCCGCCGAGACGGCATAGACGGAAATGTCCCCGGCATCGGTGGGGACCGTCTTGGTGCGGCGCTGGATATCGAGAAGTGAAACCATGTTCTATTGCTCCTTGGTGAAAGGCCGGCCCGAAGGCCGGCCCCGTTGATCGGCCCCGTTAGGTGGTCGAATTCTGCAAGATGGCCTCGCCGAAGGCCGAGACGCCGCCGCCGTAGTCTTGGACGAGCACGTCGCCGGTAAGGGCGAGCCCGGTGAAGTCTTCGCCGATGAAGGAGACGGCGTCGTCCGGGGTGAAAGTCACGCTCGGGAAATCATAGGTCCACTTCGGGCCTACGTCATTCGAGCCGATGATTTCGACGCGGCCGGTGATGGACTCCACGGCGCCAATCTTGAAGGCGAGGTTGCCATCGCCCTCGGTCGAAGTGCTGGCCGCGGCCTCGCCGCCGAGGAGCGCGAGCCGCATGTTTTCGATGCTCACCTCTTCGAGGTTGAGCTTGAGCGTGCCCGTCACCGAAAGGGTCGCCGAAAAGTCCTTCTTCTTGATGCCGGCCATGGAGGAGAAGTGGTCAAGCTTCTCGGCCTCCACCTGAAAGTTGGCGTCCGGGCAATTGCCCATGTGACGGCGGACGCCGCCCGCGGGGGTGAAATAGACATTGGCCTTGCCAATCTGGTAGTTGCCGACATTCGGCGGGATAAGGTCGCTCATGTGGAGCCTCCGTTATGGGTTGAGCACGTAGCGCACGCTAAACTTGAGCCCCATTTCGCCCGCCATGGAGCGACCTAGAGCGAGGCCCGTTTGAGTCCCCTCATACCGAATGTCCCCGTCCGCGGCTAGACGGGTAAGGAGCGGGTCGTTGAGCACGGTGCGGAGCACCATGAGCCGGAGTTGGTTGAGCTTGGCTCCCACTGTCTCCGGGCCCTCGTTGACCACGGCATAGACCTCCGGGTCCGCCGAGGCGGGCTTGGGCACATTGGGCGGCCGGCCGGGCTTGTAGAGGTCCGGGTCAACGAATTCATCACCGTCCAGCATGAAGACAGCGGGCGAGGCATCCTCGGGGCGGCTGATTTCATTGCGGCGGAAATAGAAGACTCCCTCGGCCCCATCCACGGCGCGGGCAAAGGCTTCTAGAATCTCTTCCCGGACGGTGTCCGCGGTGAAGCCGGGGATATCCGGCAAGGGCGCGCACACGGCCTTGGGGTCAAGGAGATAGTTGAAGGTGAAGTTGAGCCCCATCTCGCCCTCAAGCGCGCGGCCGAGTGCGAAGGCGACTTGCGAGCCCTCATAGAGGAGCCATTGGTCCACGCACAAAGACTGCAACTCGGAGTCGTTGAGGACGGCCTTGACAATGCGGTCATGGAGCAAGTTGAGCGTGGCGCCCGCGTTCACCGGGTCGGAATCGTCCACCATGAGATAGACCTCGGGGCGAGCGGCCACGAGCATCGGGAACGGCGCCGGCCGGCCTTTATTCCAGCCGCGCGGAACACTCGCCGTCTCGTCGCCGTCAAAGAGGAGCACGCAAGGCAATTGCGACTCCACCACGGTCGGGTCGTTGCGCTTGAATGACACGACGCCTTCCACTCCGCCGAGGACGATGGCGAGGCGCGCGAGGATCAACTCACGGCGGTCATCCTCCACCACATAGCACGTATTGCCCGCGGACACGGTGGCGTGGCCCTTCATCTTCCCGAGCGAGCCGGCGATATCGAGAAGCGGCGCTTGATAGATAGCCACGTCACCGCTCATGGGCGGCATGGTGCCCTCGAAGTCGATGGGCTGGACCTCGCGCACATGGCCCTTCAATTGCCCGAGGATGCCAGCAATGCTCGCCTCGGGCTTGAGATAGATTCCCGCGGCACCGCTCATCTTCTTGAGCGTGCCTTGGAAGAAGGCTTGGCCGGGGTTAACCACGATCATGGCCGCTTGACCGGAGAAGTTGCCGAGTGTGCCGGTCACGGTGGCAATCTGTTCTTGCTCGATATCGAGCACGCCAACGAGCGCCCCGAGGATGCCCGTGACTGAAACGCCGTCCTTGTCCATGACGTTTGCTTCGCCGGTGAAGGCGCTAAGCACGCCGGCGAGGTCCGCCGTGATGGAGATGAAGTCGATATCCGCGGAGGCTACCACTTGCCCTAGGGAGCCGGCCGCGGCGACGCTTTGCGAGGGCAAGCCGGAAACGGCGGCGGAGCCTACCATCTTGCCGAGGGAGCCGGCCGCGGCGACGCCATCCTTGGCCGCGACGGTAGCCGCTCCGCTCATGGCGCCAAGCGAGCCGGCCGCGGCCACCGTGTTACGTGCTGTGATGTTGGCGGCGCCAGTCATGGCGCCGAGCGTGCCCGTGACGGCGTGCGTGATTGTCGCCAGCGGTTGGAGCCGAACCGCGAAAAGCACCTTGTAGGACGCCGCGAGGCCGAAAGTGAAACCAGCGCTAAAAGAGCTAGTCGATGACACGCCGGCATAACCGGCGCCCACATTGTCGCCCGTTTGCGAGCCAAGCGAGCCGAGGTTGGTGAACCCGGATGGCCCCGAGGTCATATTGACCGTGCCGTTAGGGTTGCTTACCGCCGCGCCGATGAGCATTCCACCGTTGTTGACGGATACGGTGCCGGTGCTCTTGGTCGCGGTCGTGGCCTCATCGGTCGCCACCGCGCTCGCCGCGACGGTCCCACCATCCGCGCCGGAGAATTGGAGGATGGCGCCGCAAATAGGAGCGAAGGTCGCCGAGACGGATGGCGCGCTTTCGGACGCACCGGCGACCTTATAGAAGATGTAAAGCCGGGACCCGCTCGTGTCGTTGGCGATGGTCTTGCCAGAAGTAAGAAGAGTCCACCCGCCCGGCGTCGTGACGCTCGCGTTGGAGCGGACGCCGACAATCATGACGAGGACATTGCCTTGGACGATGGACGCCGGCAAAGCAAAGGAGGCCGGCGAGGTAGTCGAGGCCGTATTCGTGCCCTTATTGACATATGCAACGGCCATGGCGGGACCTCGGGGCGCGAGAAGGGAAGGGCCCCGCGCGTGCGCGAGGCCGTTTGGCTAGAACGACGCTCCTTAGAACGTGTCGCCTTCCGGCATGAACATGGTGAAGCTCGTGACCGAGCACGGCTGGCCGGACACGAAAGACGTGGACGACACAATGACCGCGGCGGCCGAGGTGCCAACGTTATACTGGCCCTTACACACGCCGGCGTTGTTGAAGACGCGGGCGAAGGTCGCGGTGCCAGTGGCCGAGGCGTTCACATCGGAGATGGAGTTGGCCGTGGCGGTGGCGCCGGGGTTGGAGTCCACCGAGGCGGCGAAGGCCGTGGCGTTGAGGGTGAAGTCCGCAAGGACCACGTTGGCGGTCACGAGCGAAGCATCCGAGTCCACCGGGGCGGTGCCCGAATAGATTTTCAGATGGCCGGCGCCACCCACGTTGAGAAGCGCCGTCCATGCGTCAAGGACGGCCTTGGCGGCGAGATTGGAGATACCAGTTTTTGCGGCCATCGGGGCCTCCTTGGTTAGGGTTTGCGAAGGATGAGGCGATATTCGCCTCCCGCCTCCCCGTCCGGTCCCGGAGCGGGTTTGTAGTTGATGATTTTCCACGTGACCGAATTGAGGGTCACCGTGGTCCCGACGAGGGACGCGGCGGTCACGCCCTTCTCATCAAGAGTAGAACGCCGTACCATAGCGCACGGCAAGACGGTGGGCATTTGTCCCCCACCGGCGACGGGCTCCACCTCAATCCCGGCCGTCTTATCGACGGCGCGAACGGTGCCAGCGAACGCGGAGAAGACCGCATCCGTGCCCACCGGGGACGCATAGATTGCGTCAAGCGAGATTTGCCAAACGTTCGGCATTAGAGCGGGTCCTCGTCGTCATCACGCGCGCCCGCATAGGAATTCATCCCGAGGGCTTGCATGTAAAGCTCAAGAAGGGCGTCTTGCTCTTGCCGCTCGCTCGGGTCTTGCTTCCGAATGGCGATAATCTTGCGGAGAATCTTGGTGTCAAAGCCGTTGCCCTTGGCCTCGGCATAGATTTCCTTGATATCGTCCGCTATCGCCTTCTTCTCCTCCTCCATGCGCTCGATACGCTCGATAAAGGCACGGATTTGGTCTTGGGCAACGCTATCGGAAGAGACGGTGGGCTTGCGCGGCATGAGGGACTCCCGGTTTCAGGAGTCCCAATATCAGCCGGCCGAAGGCGGGGTCTAGCCCCCTAGCGCCAGTGCTCCCGGACCCACCCTAGCTTCTGTTGCTCCGGGAAGCTCGGGTCGAAGCGCCGGCCATTCATGATGACCATGCGCGCGTCCGGGGGCGGCTTGAGGAGGCCGCCTTGGAGGTCGTGCCGGAAGAAGTAAATGCCATCACGGCGCTCGCCCCACCCGCCATTGAACCGGGGCCGCTCGTGGCTCGGGCGGTCCATGAGCACATAGGTCATCCATCCCTCATCCGATTGCCCGCCCGCCAGCATGTGGCGGCGCCGGTAAAACTCGGGGAGGAGGGAATACTTGAACGGGTCCCACGTATCATAGACCTCGCGCCGAGCGCCGGCGTCCATCATCACAAGGGAGCCGTTGAACATGAGCGGGCCTTGCGGCGTGGAGAGGGCGATGAAGGGCTCCGGCCGGGAGAAGATGTGGTCCACGTTTCCGAGGATGACCACATCAAGGTCTATCCATGCAAAGCGCTCATCTATGATTTCGGCCATATCAGCGCCGAAGGCCCGGAGCCGAACACCGCAAAGCTTGGCGTCGCGCATTTCATTCCACAAGGGGATGACGCGCGTGTGCCCCGGCGACGAAATGCCACCACGCCAAAGAGGAGCCGGACCGTACCAAAGAGCCGCGAGGGCTTTGTTGTCCTCCTCCGGTTTGTCCGTGATGAGAACGAAACGCCACGGGATGGTGAGGTTACGCGACAACATGTTGAAGAGACGGACCACATGGTCTTGGGTGTATTTGTCACCCCACTTAAAGGTCGCGATAGTCAACATTTTAGAACACCTCTCTAAAGTCAGCGTATGGGTAGCACGTGAGCTTGGACTTGGGCGAGCAATTCAGCACCTCGATTCCGCGCCGCTTTACCCAATACGCTTGGAGGCCGAGGTGACGGACTTGGCGCTCATAGCGGGCGGCGGCTTGCTGGACGTTGTCCACCGAGTCGTCATAGGTGCGCCGGCGCATGTCCTTCCCCGGCGCGAGGTCCACGCCGAGGAGGATAATGCGACGAGCGCCGCGGAGCACCGCGAGCGAGATGTTGGTGGAGGTGGAGTTGTGCCCCTCCACGAGTGTCGTAGCATCGGCGAAGATATCGCCGCGGACCTTTTCGATGAAGGCGTGGTTAGTCGCCCACATGCGCGGGTCCTCGCGCCGGACCGCCTCGGGCCGGGTGACGATGACCTCGGGGCCAGTGAAGCCGGACAAGTCCGGGTTGGCCGCGAGCCAATGACGGTCGGAGCACATGAGGACCGAGGCGTCCGGGTGAAGCTTATAGCCCCCGTTGGCGACGAGCACCTTGACCATATCGGACGGGCGAGGACGCGGCGCGGTCGGCGCCAGCATGGAGGGGCCGTTGCCGATGACGATGGCGGTGGCGCCCTCCCAATCGTGTAGGAATGGCCCGCGCTTCATTCCCGGCCTGCCCTATAGAACGTTGTCCAATTGGACGTGTCATAGATGATCGAGGCGAAGCCGGCGAGCGATAGAAGCTCCACCCATTCCTTGTCGGTGCGGACGCCCTCGCTTGGGACGCGCTTGGCGTCGGGCGTGGAGAAGTAGAGCACCGGCGCCATGTGATAGAGGCCGCGGAGGAAGGTGAGGTGGTCCACGCTCGGGACGTGCTCGATTACTTCGATGCAAAATGCGGCGTCGAAGGAGGGGTCAAGGTTGGCCTCGAAGGTGAGGTTGAGGAGAAGCATGTCGCCCCATTTGGGGTGGGTCGCATAGCGCTCCTTGACGTAATTGAAGGAGTCCTCATTGGGCTCATAGCCGGCATACTGGCCGAGGACACCGCCCTCCACCATCTGGTCAAGGCCCCATCCGATGCCGAAACCGGCTTCGAGGATACGGGCTCCGTGGCCTTCGCCAAAGCCCCGAGCGCGGAGGTCGCCGATGGCGATGTGATACATGTTGCGATGGCCTTGCGAGTAGGGGCGGAAGTTACGCTCCTTGAGGCGGTCGAATTCACGAGAGTCGGCGGTGCCCATCCATATCTCCTTTGTGGGTTCGGCGCGAGGCTACAAAGAGAAAGGGCCCGGCGCAAGCCGAGCCCTTCCGAGGTCGTTAACGGGTGACCATTAGAGGTCGAAGTCACCCGTGGCGAGGGACGTGGTGCCCTTGAACAGAGTCGCCGGCTTGAGGCACACCGGAAGCGGGTTCATCTGAGTGTGGAGCGCCACCGCCCGGTTGAACGGGTCGGCCGGGGCAATCTTGGCATACCGCGGCAAGCCGAGAGTGTTGACCGTCTCCATGAAGTCGGCGGGGGCGTAATACTCCTCATAGAGGCCGGGGATGCCCGTGAAGAAGAAGCGGGCCTCATCCGGGTCGATGCCCACCGTGCCGGCCGACTCGCGAGTCTGGTCGTTGGTGCCACGGTAGTTGTTGAAGACCACGTCGCCGAAGAGGTAGTCACCCCACGCATAGTTGGAGGCAAGGCGCTGCTCGGCCATGGCCCAACCGTCCCAAATGCCCTTCACGTTGGAGTTGCCCACGATCTTGTCGAAGAAGTTGTCACCGGCGAGGCAATAGATACGCGCCGAGGTCACGTCCGCGCCGAGGGCGCGGAACATCTCGCGCTTCAACTGCTGCAAAAGAATCTGCAACTGGTTGAAACGCACGTCCGGCGTGCCGGTGAAGGCCACGTTGAAGTCCACCGAGGTTTCGGACTTGTTGAAGAGCGTGAACAGGTTGAGGAGAGTCGACCCGTCCGAGTCCTTCACGAGGCCCGAGAGGGCGCCGAGGCGGAGGTTTTCGAGCGTGAGGTCCATCCGGCGCGTTTCCTTGCGAATCTGTTTGTCGATGACGCCGCGGGCGCCCCGGAGATTCGACATGGAGCCGAATTCGCGCACGTTCTGAATCTGGTGCGCGCCGATGGACTCTTCGAGCTTGATGTGGGGGATGGAAACGCCGATGACCTTGCGCTTATCCTGAGTGTTCTTGGGCGCCGGGCCACCGCGAGCCGAGGTCGGCACGAGCGAAAGAGTCTCGGTGTCAATCTCGAAGGCGATTTCCGTGGTGGACACGCCCTCGCCGAGGCCGGCGAAGACGAGGTCACCGGCCTTGCCGGGGACATGCTGCTCCTCGTTGATGACCGCGGTGAGGGTCGCGAGCGAGAAGGCGTCGTTGTTGAAGATATCGGGGAACATGGGCCCCTCCTTGCATTGGACCCACGGCGGGAGCCGCGGTCACATGTGTTGAGTGGCTAGGGCGACCGTCGCCTTAGCGCTGGATGATGAAGAGCGTTTCCTTGAGGCTCTTCTTGATCGCGGCTTTCTGAGTGGAGCCCACGCCGTTATACTGGATGAGGGCGTCCACCACCTCGGCATTGCGAGCGATATACGGGACGTTGGGAACGTCCGCGTTGGCGCCGGTGGCCGAGGCGTCGCAATCCTGCGAAAGGATACCCGCAACGGGGGTGACGATGGCGCCGGCCGTGTTGACCGTGCCGGTGGCCGCGACCGCCTTACCGCCCGAAAGCTGGAACGGCTGGCCGGCCTTGAGATTCTGGCCGGACGCGACGGTAATGACCTCGCGCGAGATGGAGCCGTTGCCCTCGGAGGCAAGGAATTCCTCCATGTGGTTCGGCTCGGTGAAGGTCTTGGTGAGTGCGAGCGACATGCTTGCCTCCGTGATTGCGGGGTCATGCCCCTAGTTGCGTGGAACGCTCCGAGTGGAACGCCGGTTTAGTGGGCGGTCGCCCGGCGACCGTTCCGGCCAACCGAGTTGAACTGAGCCCAAATGTCCGACGACGCGCGAGCCTTCGGGATGAGGTCCGAAAGGTCTTCGGCCTCGTCGTCGGCGGCGCCCGCGGTATTCGGACCCTTGCCATGGTTGTTGATGCCGGTGCGGCTCATGGCGGTCGCGGCGGCGGCTTTCTTGGTCTTGAGGTCGGCGCGGACCTCGGCGACGGTCTTGGTGCCCGCGATGTATTCGCCGGCGAGGTTCGGGACGCCCGCGAGGACGCAAAGGTCGGTAATGTCGGCGGAGCGCGCGGCATTCTCGGCGTTGATTTCGTCGCGGATTTCCTTCTCGGTCTTGGTCGAAGGCTCACCCTCGGCCTTGGCCTCCGGCTTGAGCGCCGCGATGGCGTCCAGAACCGGCTTGTTGGCGGCGGTGACCGCGCTACCAATTGCGCCCGCAAGGGCTTCCATTTCTTCCTTGGTCATGGTGACCTCCTTGTTGGCCTCGGCGGTTGCCTTTGGCGGATTGCGTCCATACCGGGAGAGGTCAAACTTGGCAGCGGCCTTGATGACTTCCCCGACTTCATCGGCGAACCCCTTAGCCACGGCCTCTTCGGCGGTGAGCCAAGTTTCGTCGTCCATGATTTTGGCAATGGCCTCACGGCTCAAGCCCGACTTCTTTGAATATGCCGTTATCAGGCCCTCCCCAATTGTGTCTAGGAGGGTAGCAGCGGCGCGCAACTCTTCCGAGTCGCCCCCGGCGAAGGTCGCCGGGTTGTGAATCATCATCATAGCCCCTTCGGCCATGGTGACGTGGTCGCCCATCATGGCGATTGCGGAGGCCATGGAGGCGGCGACGCCGTCCACGAAAACCTCAATGCGGGCCGCGCCAGTGTTGCGGATGAGGGACATGATGGTCCATCCCACAAACACATCGCCGCCCGGCGAGTTGAGGCGCACGCGGAGGGTCTTGCCGTCCAGCTTGCCGAGCGCCGCAAGCTCCTTGCGGAAGTCGTCGGCGTTCACGCCGAAGAGGCCGATTTCGTCATAGATATAGATGGTCGGAATCGCCGCCGCGGCGTCGATACGAAACCACGAGCCCTTGTTAGCCATCTTGGCCTCCGTTGTTCGGTGGGGTGTTGCCGTCGCCGCCCGGAGGCGTCGGCGGCTCGGGCGGTGCCTCGCCGGGCGGGTTGGTCCCGGTGGGGTCGCCGAAGAGCGGGCCTTCGAGGTCCGCGGCGAGGTCTTCGGCGCGCTTGCGGTCGGCATGGATACGGTCGTCGGTGTCCTCGGGGTCGTCGCCGCCCTCCTCGATAACGTCCGTGCGGGCCTTGAAGCCGTTGTCCACGGCGACCTTCTCGGCCTGAATGTCCTTGAGCGGGTCCACCCATTCCCACTTCGGCGCGAGCCACTTCACACGACGATATAGAAGGACGTTCTTGCGGTAGGCCGCAAACGTCCACGGGGCGAGCCCAAGCTCGGAGGCAATGCGAATCCATTCGTTGATGAACGGGCGCGCGAATTGCTGGACTACCACAAAGTTTTGGGTGGCCGTGACCCGGCGCCGGAATTCGAGAAGGCCGGCGCGGATGCTCGAATAGTTGACCGAGCGGAGGTCGCCAGTCATCGCCGAATAAGGCACGTTGAAGCCCGCGGCGGCGCGGAGCAACATGCGGTATTGGAAGGCCTCATAGGAGCCGCCGAGGTCGGCGGGCTCGGAGAAGGTAATGTCCTCGCCGGGCCCGAGCGGGATGAGGACACCCGGCTCAAGGGAGGCGACCGTGTTGACTTGCTTGTCTTGGCGGTTGACGAGCGACCCGAGCGCGCCGAGCGGCGACTCGGAGCCATCGTCCTCGGGGTCCTCGCTCTTGATGAAGCCGGCGAAGAGCGCGGCGGTGCGCTTGCGCTCAAGCTCGGCATCATCATAGAGGTCCATCATGGCGAGCGTGACCATGCCGGCGAGCGTGTAGGGAATGCCCCGAATCTGGCCCACGCGGGTCGGCTCATAGATGTGCATGACCCGCTCGGCGGGAATGCGGGTTGTGTAGCTCCCGGTAATCGTCGGCGGCTTGGTGAAGTCGCCCGGCGTTTGCGTGAGGAAGTGATAGGCCACGCGGCGGTTGTCCGCGTCGAATTCGATTCCCATCTCGATACGGGCGCCGCCCGCGAGTGGAACGTTGTGCCAGAAGGGCAGCATTTCGGATTGGTAGAGGCGGACCCCGAGGGGGACCATGCCTTCCACAAGGGTCGCCGGATTGTCGAAGACCGCGAAGACCTCGCCGGCCGCGAAAAGCTCGTCACCGATGAGGCCTTCGATGCCATAGAAATCGAGCACGCCGTCCGCGTCCATGTAGGGCACGCAATCGGCCCACAACTCGGCGAAGGCCTTCTTTTGCGCCGGGGTCACACCGAGCTTGGAGGGTTTGATACCCGTGCCGACGAGGGCGGACTTGAAGGTCTTCGCCGCCGAGCCCGCATAGGGGTTGTTCTGGATAAGATAGCGCGAGCGCGCCACGGCCTGATTGCCATAGCGGCGGATGAGGTCGTTGATGGCGGTTTGCGCCGAGGGGATGGCGGCGAGGCGCCGCCCGGTGCGGCCGATATCGAAAGCGGTCACATCGACGGGACGGCGAGCCTCGGGCACGGAAGCCTTCGGTGGGAAGTTGATCGTGATTCCAGAAAGACGACCCATGGCTAGAGTCCTTTCGAGCGCTGGAATGAATAGACCGGCGTGCGGGACTCACCCTTGAGCCGCTTGAGGTCTTTGACCTCCGCGGCGATGGCCGCGTTGAGGTCTTTGATAGTCTGAAACTGGACCATCGTGTCGCCGTGCCGGGTCATGAGGACGCCCGACGAGCGCATGGTCTTGAGGGTGGCAATCCGGGCCTCGGCGGCGGCGATGAGCGCCGCGGTTTCGGTATCGTAATCGGCCATGGATTGCCCCCTCCGAATTTGGTGTCCCGTGTTTAAGCCGGGCGGGACCACCCCGGACATTTAGCGGCTATCATCCGTGCGCCAGCGCGGTCTAGCCCCCTAGTGCTCCGACATGAAGGCCGAGCGGGCAATGCGACGCGGCGAGGGCGGCGGCTCGGGCGGCGGAACGGCCGGCACGGCCAAGGCCTCACGCGCCGGGAGTGTGGCCTCGGGGACGACCTTGGCGACGTGTAGCCGCAAGCGCTCGGCCGCCCTCACGAGCGAGAATTTACGGGTCCGATAGAGGCCATGGAGCGCCGAATAGGCATAGACGCGGCAGTCCAAGGCCTCGTTGCGGCGGCCCGGCTTGGGCTTCCATGAGCGGATGGTGATGCCCGCCTTTGTTTCCTTCACGAGGTCTTCGGACGTAAGTTGTTCATACCACCCGTCCGGGCGACCCACCGGGAAGTGGCAATAGCCGGGGCCGGGCTTGGCGACGAGGAGGCGTTGGCGGATTGCCTCCTTGGCGGCGTTGACGCCGAGGATGATGGGGCGGAAGCCCACGCGGAATTTCTTGTGTTGCTTCTCCTTCTCGGAGCCCGGCCAGATGGGCGACCATTGGCCCGAGCGGTCGCTCGCGCCCTTGATGGCCCAAATGTTGCGGCCCATGCGAGGGCGCGCGAAGGCATAGACCTCGTTGGTGTTGTGACCACCGGAGTCGATGCACGCCGCCATCACGCCCATGTTGAAGCCGGCCTCATGTGGGAAGGCGGAGAGGAGATAATCGTCTAGCTCTTTCCACACGTATGGTTGTGCCGGGTCGCCGTCGAAGACCTTGGTTTCGACGGACCACGACTCCTCGCCGAGGCCCCACCCGACGACCTCACACTCAAGGCGGCCGAGGCTCGTGTTACTGCCCGGTTGCACGTCCACGCCAGCGGTGAGCGCGACGACGCCGGCCGGGAGCTTAAAGCGGTCCGTCTCGTCGTATATCTCGGCGCGTTGGGCCAACTCGTGGAAGTTGGCGTCCTTGATAGTCTCCGCCTTGAAGGGCATCCCGAGTTGGGTGTTATAGAACGTTTGTTTAGACTCCGGGTCATCCTTCGCTTCGAGCCACTTCATGACGAGCGCGACGACCGAGATAAACGGCGAGTAGAGCTTGGACGCGGTATAGCCAGCGTGGCGATTGCTCACCGCGCGCTTCCCGCAATGCTTACAAAGGGCGTAGCCGATTTGATTGTCCGCGTCCCATTCCCATAGACGGTCGGTCATCGGGTCTTGCCGGTCCATGCGCGGCTCGCCATGCTCATCCTTGCACCCGCACACAAAGGGGCGAGTCTGAAACCACCGGATGGCGCCCTTGGTGGTCATCATCTTCAACCGATCGGACTCGGACCATTCGACGCCGCACGCCTCGCAATGAATGGCCGCCGTCTCGGGCTTGTGCTCGTGCGTGCGCTCCTCGCCCTCGCCATGCTTCTCCCAATGGACGTGGGTGAAGAAGCCGAGGGTTTGCTCGTGGCCGCACGCCGGGCAACAGACATAGGGCCGGCGTTGATCGGACTCCCGCCATGACTTGTAAATGCGCGAGCCGTCCTCCCACGTGGGCGAGCACGCGCGGATTTTGACGGCGCTATCGCGGAAGGTGGACGTGCGCTCCTCGGCGAGGAGGATGGGGTCGCCTTCCTTGGTCGTCTCATACTTGTCCACCTCGTCTTCGAGCACGACGCGAATGGCGCGCATGGCGAGGTTGGTGGGCGAGCCCGCCGACGACATGGCGAGGAAGCCACCGGGGAAGCGCTTGTTGAGGATGGTGTCCTCGGAATTGCGCGTGCGCGTGTCGAAGAGGTCGCGGAGCGCTGGCGACGATGACACCATGGGGCCAAAGCGCTCCTTCGAGAAGGCTTGGGCCATCTCATCCTTGGGCTCAAGGAGGAGGATGGGGCACGGGTCAAGGTGCGCGAAATAGCCGAGGGTGTTGAGTAGCACCTCGGTCTTCATGATTTGGGTGCACGACATGACCGAGACGATTTCGACGCCGGGCTCCGTCACGGCCATCATTGGGCCGCGGGCGACCTCAACGCGGTGCGTTTGCCAGCGTCCGCCAACGGCGCCCACCGACGAGGACAAATGGCGGTAGGTATCGGCCCAATCGGGAATGCTCATGCGCGGCGGCGGCCGGAGCACCTTCTCGCGGAGGCGATTGACGCCGGCGCGGAGGTTGGAGCGCGCCTTGGGGAAAGACTCGGTCAGCATTAGAGGTCATCCTCTTCCCACGGCTTGCGTTCCTCGGGCTCATCGGGCGCCGCTTGGAAGCCGCGCTTGCGCTTGTCCGGGTCCCGAATCTTCGCCGAGGAGATTTCGTCCAAGACTTCGGCGACCTCGCCTTTGATGATGCGCAAGACGGTCGGCGCGTCCGTCTCCACGGCGCATTTTTGCGCCAGCCGGCCCGGCAAAGCGGTGATTTTGGACTTGATAACGACGAATTGCTCCTCAATGATGGGGAGCACATCGTCAATGTGGAGCATTGTTCCACGCAATTCGGCGACCTTGAATTCCTTGATTTCGGCCTCGGCGAGGGAGGTGCGGAGGTCCACGGCCTCGCGTTTTCCCTTCGGGGAATCCTTGGAGCCGTCCTTCACCATCCAATCAATGAAGGCCTTGGTGTCAATCTCCCACACCTTGCCCTTCTTGGCCGCTGGCCCGCCGCGGCGGATGAGCGTGTCAAGGGTGGGCTCCGAGCAACCGAGGATTGCCGCCATTTGTCCGCGATTGACGAGCATTGTTCTATTCCCCTTGCATCGCGAGCCGGACGTTCCGCTCCTTCGCCTCGGCCTTTTCGAGGAGACTTAGAATTAGGTGTGACAGTGCCCGTTTGTCTAGGCCCGTAGTTTCGGGCTTTGCGACTCCAGCGTGCCGCGCGTAGTCGCCCACCATCATTTCGAGGTCGGACTTGCGCTTGTGCATGAGATAGCGGTGGGTGATACGACCGCCGACGAATTCAACGATAGCCATGGCTCACTCACACGGTGCGTCTTTGCCGCCCTTGAAGACATACTCGCGCCACGCGACCCAACACCATTTGCCGTCGCGCGTCTTGAGGAAGCCCCACGAGCGGGTCCGCGGGCCGGTCCACACGATGGTCACGATGGGGCCGGGATAGGTGGTCCAGAAATCCCACCCGTGGAGGTCGTTGCGCACGCGGCGGAGGACGCGGTGGGTGTAAGTCGCCGGCCGGTGGTGCCAGTGGAACGCCGTTACAATCTCCGTGTGCTTCTCGTGCGTCTCGGGGTCCGTCACCTCTTCGAGGTAGTCGGTGAGCGGGAAGGTCCAGAATTCCCAAGGGTGGTCATGGGGGTCCGGGTCCTCGTCGCCGCGCCAGAAGACATGGAAGCGAAGGGAGCCGAGGATGAGTTGCGACATATAGAGCGATTTGGACCCGGCCTCGCGACCGTGGAGGTTCCGAGCCTCGATATCGAAGCTCCCGAGGCTGATTTTCAGCCCGGAAGAGTAAGATTCTACACGAAAAAAGCCCATTTTGTGCTCCTAACGATGCCTTTTTGGGTGTTTTGGAACGCTATTTTAGCCCCTAAACTACTGATTTTTAAGCGTTTTCCGGGCCGAATAGGCCAACCGTTGGCGTGCAATTTCGATATATGCCTCCTCGGAATCGAACCCGAGGAAGCGGAATCCCCCTTCGACCGCCGCGATTCCAGTGCTCCCCGAGCCCATGAATGGGTCCAAGACGAGCCCTCCGGGCGGTGTCACGAGCCCCACGAGCCACTTCATGAGCCCCTTGGGCTTCACCGTGGGGTGGAAATTGGCGTGTTTCGCGTCCTCGGGCTTATCGAGCGGGTCCACGCCGGCGTTGCGCTCGGCGGTGGAGGGCTTGGCGCAATAGAGATAGGTGGCGAGCCCGTCCAGCGACTCCACCACAACCTTGCTCCCATCATGGAGCACGTTGCTTGGGTAGCCTCCCACCTCCGGGTCCGTGCCGACGCCCGGCACGCGCTTCCCGCGGAGCCAGATGACGCCGGTGCCCCACTTCGCGAGGTTGGCCTTGATGGTCCCGTCCAGCGGTTTGCGCGCCATGACGATGGGCTCCTTGGCCGGCTTGAGCGCGGTGTGGCGGTCGTCACCTTGGGGGTGGGACTTCGGCGTCCCGGTGGCATAGAGCCAATCGAGTTGGTCGCGCACCTCGAAACCGGCAAGCTCGATAGCCATGGCGAGCTTGTGATAGGTGGTGGACCCGCTCATCGCGAGCACGTAGCCGCCCGGCTTCACGACGCGGAACACCTCGCGCCAGAATTCCGGGTCATGGGCGACCTCGCCGGTGTCCCAATTGAGCCCCACGAATGGTTGCGAGGACCGGGCATAGAGTCCGTCCGTGCCGTGCTTCGCCGGCTTGGCGTCCTTCTTGCCGAACCGCTTCACGACGCTCTTGAGGTCATAGGGTGGGTCGCACACAACGGCGTCCACCGAGTCGTCTTCCAAAGAGCCGAGGAGCTTGCGCGAGTCACCGTGCGCGAGGCGGTATGGCCGAGGGCTCACCAACCACCTCCGACCGCTGGCGCGAGCGGCGCCGTGGCGATAGCGGCAAGGATGAGGATGGTGAGGAAGGCGGCGGCGTAGCCCGCGGCAACGTTGAGGTTCATGGTTGGCTCCCTTGGAAGTCTTCCATTGCGGCCTATCAGCCGCCGAGCGCCGGCGTCTAGCCGGGTAGGCGCTTGGGCGCCCGGAATCCGGGGCGTTGGCGGCGATTCACCGGGCGATTCCCGGTAAGACGCCCCGAAATCAGGGCTATTTAACCGTTTGGTTGTCAACCGTTAGGTTAAATGATGGGACCAAATTCCTAGGCTGATAGGAATTTGGTCCTATTTCGCTCATAGGCTAGGAAAAAATTCAAGCGCTGCTGGCAAATCGTGGCTTCGCCGCC